CTAATTTTCAACCCAGCGTCATCCGGGAACCAATCAGGCACGATCTTGACAAGAACGTGTTGCTGATTCAATATGTCAAAGCACTCTTGGATAAACTTACGTCCGTAGACATAATTAGTCGGGCCGTAGTACGAAACGTACTTACGTATAACCCGATTCATTATGCCATAGACATAAGGTTCCAAGGTGCTTTTAGACGTATTGGGTGGGGACCGTAGAAATACGGGCCTCACATCCCTGCCGTGGAAGTAATCACCTCCACAGCTTTCTCTGAAGTATCCGTCCTCAATGAAACTTTTGTCAAGGTTGACTTCAAAGCCAACGAATTGACAAGCCTCTATAAAGAGGTTTGAAGTTTCACTTGGAAGGATACAATCGTCTCCAAACACGCTAACCTGATCAAAATATTTCTGATCGGGAATAAAGCGATTACGTTTGGTGTCACGATGAGTGTATACTGAAGAAACAGCAATACACCAGAGAACGAGCGTCTCTATGGGAAACGTTGTTGCATTTCCCATTGTCGCAATCATATTTAGATCGTGTATTTCTCCGTTGACATTCATCAACGGGGAACGAACTAAATCTATGCGAGAGAACCACGATGGTGGAATAAGCCATCGTAGCAACTCGATCGACACAGTATCAGATGCATTGGCAAAGTCAATAGTTGCATAACGGTTTGTTATGCTGCCATGACAGGCAAGCATCTTGTGCAGATCAGGGGCACTCGTTATGTCGAGACCTACGGCCTTCAGGCGCCTGACAAGGGCGTCCATCAAGCCTTGCTGAAAGAACATATTCAGTGTAGGTTCCACAGCTATCATACGACGGCTAGTGGAGTTTTTCTCAACTGTAGTAGCACGTGACATCTCTCTTACATCGAATCGATCACAAATGACCGATTCGTTTAAGGTATCGAGCGCGATTCTCATCTGAGGATCGAACTGTAAATACCGTTCAAAGAGAGGAATTACACGCTTCGTACAACTGATTGGATAGGTGAACTTTCTCTCAAGGGACGTGTCCGAATAGGGCACACCAAGAGAGGATCCAGAGGATGTTTTACATCCAAGGAACCATTCATCTTCAGTCAGAGGAGTAAGCACAAAATGTGCAAGATAGCGCGCCCGTTTCAAGGTAAGCCATAAAAGGCCCAACTTGTCATCGGACGCAGTATCTCTCCTGTACGGTTGACGATGATCAGTATGATGGAGATGTAGAAGAAGCTGCTTCTCAGCAAATTCTTCATTTATCTTTTTCATACGCGTGTTAGAACGAAAAAACTTTTTAAAGGCTTTTTCCTCTAACGTACCAGCATCATCCGCTGAAGAAAGATCGATTTTCGACAGAAAATCGCCTTTCCATATATCAGCGTAGTACTGAGTGTACTCGTTTGAATGGAACTCATTAATTCCATTATCGAGGTCACTACTAAGTGCTTCACTCAACCTGGTTGAGATCTTGTGAAGGTCAAAGAACGAACGGTCTTTGCTACTTCTCTTCATAGGAAGTCTCCTTTTGAAGAGCCAATCCGTGTGCTTGATGATCATTACCAAATGATCAAGAAACTCATGGATTAAGCCCAATAATAAAAACAACTGCTTTAGGAAAAACCTAAGATAGGTTATGTTCCTTCCAGAAATCAAAGAAAGCAGAAGTACCGACAACTTGGCCGGCAACTTCAAGCATTTCTTCAACTTCAGCAGCAGTTGACTCAGGATCATATGCAACCTCGATACGAACAGTGTTCACTGTTCTCTCTCCGTTGTCTAGTTCCAAAGGGAACTTCAACAACGCAGTAGATCGTGCTTGCGTATAGCCATTTGGTGCAGAAGCCTGCACTGTTGGCGCCTTTGTCGTAAAGTCAATCGTGCGGCGAGTACGGAAATCCGTATCACCGTCGAAAAACACTACGTTTTTATTTGCAGATATACCGAGGGAGACCAAAGCTTGGTCATCACCACCGGTAGCTGCGAGGGCAGTAGCACCCGTTTTTATGGTTGCTTCTAAGGACATAAGTCCTCCTGTGGTTGTGGGCTTTATAGTAACTTGATAACCATCAAGCTAACTAAATCAGCCGTTTTTGTTAAATCAGAAACTAGACCACGGGGTTTAAACCGTGGAATAATATCCGATGCTGAAGGAACCCAAGGACTTCGATTATAAATAAATCGTCGTCTTTGAAGTTCATCGGCAATGTGAGTATTCCATGTACTAGTAGAAATATGGGTAGTCGGATGACTAGCCTTAAATCTAAGGACCTGTTCGGTCCTAGTAGTAATGAAGCCTCCATTGATCTTAACAGAAGAGTCGAGAAGATTTATAGCGCCATTGATAAAACCTTTGACGTTATAAACCCTATCTATCATAAACGACAAGGGAAGAACTTCCCACATCGTAGATGGTAGATCCCTTCCTCTTAAGCCGAGTTTGGCAAAGATCGTGTAATCGTCCTCATTTTCATAAGTGACGCCTACATGAACTTCTTTATGTACCTCTTTATCTCGCTGGATATTAGTTTTCCAACCAGAGAAAGAATGTACAGTAGTAGAGCTAGTATACTCGTCATTATCCCATAAGGTCCGTGAGGTCCTTCTGGAATTAGTGACGGTCTGGTCATTATAGGCATCAATAGCATCGTTGATCGTCTGCATAAGCGGACGAGCAGCAAAACTATAAGATGCCCAGACTTCTGCGGCAGCTTTTACTCTATCAGAAATAGAGGCAAAGCGGCTCACAGTCTTGTCCCTTTTCTTAGAAAAGGATTTGACCAAACGATTAACAGAAGCTAACGGGTTCTTAATGAACCTGAGAGTTTCCGCAATCTCGTACGCTGGCTCGCCAAAGTCGTACTTAGGAGAGTTGACGAAACTTAAAGCTTTATGTTTGAGAACGTCTAAATCGACGTCTTCAGACAGCGATAAGTAGGGTTCCGTAAAGAAATTAGGAAGATTAGTCTTCTTAATCATCACCTGATGGATATTTCCAGACAAGGTGATAGTACGGGCCCCGTTGAGGTCGGTAAACTGGGATAACCCAGTGCCTTCCACAACTTCGTCTAACTGATATGTACAAGGATTATTAATGTACTCCCCGGCCTTAATACGTCTGACAAAGTCAAATGTATAAACGTCATCCATGCTCTCATAAATCTCTTCAACCTTAGTCGACCAAGAAGTGGTCGATCCGGTTTGAGAGTTATGAGAAGTAGAGGTTATAAGCTTGTTAGACTTATAACGCTCGCGATGTCGTTCGGCCATGGTGTACCTCCTGATACATTGTGAAGATCGCTAAGCACCCCGTGTTTATATAGTAATATAAACTCTGCTAACGCATTGACATAGTCTAGGACCACAGTTACTACTGTGTCTGGCTTCGAAACCAGATAGTCACGCGTCATGTCTAAGGATAGACAGCAG